AAGTTTACTTGCGTTTAGTTTTTTGAAGGGTGCGGAAGGCAATATAGTCGCCTATGCTTCCTGAGTCCATAAGGCGCGTTCGAGCGTCTTTCACGGCCTTTTCGCCCTTCACTACTGGCCGCTCATTGGGTGCGGCATATAGATCGGGACTACCGGGCGGATTGACCTTGTGACCGGGCTTATCAAGACTGATGAGTTTGCGGCCATACAACGAGTTAGCGGCGTGCGCCAACAAGTATGGGAGTTGTGGAGCAATTTCCGGCATCACATCCTCAATGTTTTTGAGGCGTGGGTCGGACATCATTGCTTGGTATTGGCGACGAACATCATTGTCTTCTTGCGAAGACAGCCAATCCAACTCTTTTGCGGCTTGGTTCTGAAAGGCGGAACGTAGCGACTTGCGCTGTTCCTTGGCGTTCAACTCTTTTTGCTGGGCGGGAAGATATTTGTCCCGTGCTTTTCTGGCACGACGCAAATGATCTTTTACCTCAGCTTTGGTAAGGTCTTTGCCATCCACACTGGCGGCAATATCCTCATATCCAAGAGTCTCAGCTTTATCAAGAACATCCTCAGCCCACTCAATGACTTCGTTAACTTGCTCAGATTGTTTACTGAGTTCGTCCGCAGTTTTGATGTGCTCGTAGGGGTTGTTCTCAACCTTTGGCTCAAGAGCGGTTTTATTGCTCTGCTGCTGGAGATAGGACTCCATTTGCGCCATGCGTTCCTCGGCCATTTTTCGTTTGGCCGTAAGTTCCGCAATGCGTTTAAGCAGACCAGATTTACCCTTTTGAGCAAGCTCGGCAATGTCATCATCTGACAATTCCGTTAGGTCAAGTTGTGAAAGAACATCCTTGCCTTTGGTGTTGGTTGAATCCTGAGCTTCGCCACCTTCCTGTGGGTCTGGCGATTCAGTATCTCCCTCTTCCGCTGGCGCGGCCTTAATAGTGGGCTCTTCGACAATCTCTTGCTTCTGTGTTACAGGAGCCGGAGGCTTGGCTTTAAGCTCACCCAAACGACGAACAGCATATTCATTCATCGTGATGTTAGACTTATCATTACTCACTGTTGATTTATCGTCCCCAGCGGCGGACGGTGCGACATTAGACATATTATTGTTTTCCGCTGACTTTACGCCACAGCGATTGCGTGGGGCCATCATAGCAAAGATTTTGTTTGCTATTTTACGGCTAGGCATAGAGAAACATTAAACGCCCTTGTAGCTCAGTGGTAGAGCACCAGTTTTGTAAACTGGCTGTCGTAGGTTCAATCCCTATCGGGGGCTCCACTATCTCCCCATCCGTCGCAGCTGGATGGTGTTGAAGCCACCAGCTACGAGGATTTCGTCGCATTGGAGAATACGTCCGCTAATCTGCTGAATCCTATCAGCACTTACGTCATGAAGCTGTTGAATGAGGGCTTCGCGTGTGCTGTGAATTTCTTCAAGGAAATCAACAAAGGTTTCGTTGTGCGAAAGCTGTTCTAGTTTTTTAATGTCCATGAATTAATATTGTTGCGGGCCGGGAGCCATACCTGATGGAGCCTGCTGCATACCTTGTGTTTGCATTCCACCCATTTCGGCGGGAGCTGTGCCAATGCGACCAATTTCAGCGTTCTGAACTTGCTGCATTTGGAACTGGTATTGCTGGGCATACTTTTGGAAGCGAGCCGCAAATGCCTTATCCTGCTGTAAACGCTGCATAACGTCGGGCTGCTGGCTGTATTGCTGAAGAACCTGCATGGCGATTTGAGCACCATTAGGCCGTGCGCCCACCTCAATGCCAGCGTAAATCTTAGACAAGTCATCCGTGACCTGTTTGACCACTTGCTCTTGAGCTTGCTCGCGTGGACGCAGGATAGCGTCCGCAATGACTGGATTGATGGCTGAGCCGCTAATTTCAAGCAAGGCATCAACGTCAATTCGGCCATTTCTATCAAGCTGCATCAATTGAACAAACTGACCGAGTTGTGTTTCCACGTTGTCTGGGTCGTTATGCAGAACGTCGTAGTTGATGATGATGTCAAAGTTCTCGTTAGGGTCGCCCTTGCTAAACTTTTGAGGGTCGGAAACGCCTGTTACGCGGAAGAATACTTGATCTGGGCCAAAGCGTTGATAGCACTTGTATGACAGGCGCAAAACGTCTTTAACGTGAGTCAGGAACTTATCCACAAAATACTGCTGCTGAATTGTGGACAATGGATTGCCAACATCCAAACCAATTAGCTTGTCGGCTTGCGTAAGCAGGGTGTTTTCCATTTCCACCGAGCCGGGATTGTATTGCGGCGTTGGGCCGTAACGAATCTCCCCTTGGCGACGATAGGGCAGGAGCCCACCGGGACGAATATCGCTAGGCGGGAAGCCCATTGGATGCTCAATCCACGGAAGAGTAGCAAGCGAGTTGCGGTCTGTGCGGCTATCGCGCTCCACCTTTGTTTGCCACTGGATGCCTTTGAGCAAATCAGCAAAACTTTGAAGATCGTAGAGACGTTTGTTGTCCTCGCTAATCTTTGTTACGACAAACGGGTAGTCTTCGTAGCCGTTCAGAAGCTCATGCTTTGCATAATCCTCTACGTTTTGCTTACCAATTACGTTTCTATGGAAAACGGTGCAATAAATACCCTCTGCGTTGTCCTCATCGACTAGGCGTTGGTAGCAATAAATTACTTCAAACAACTCACTGGCGTCATACGTCGTGGATTTGTAAGTGAAATTGGTGTTGTTGTTATTGTTGTTGATTGGGTCGCCTTCTTCGCCGCAATTTTCAATGACATAATCAACCCAACTCTCATCCCAACCCTCTGTTGCAATTTTATTCTTGAGCTGCTGGGCACTCATCAACACACGCCAAAAGCAATAGGGAACTTTCTGTGGGTCGGTGGTGTAAGACGGAAACAAAACATCTCCATCTGGAGCAATGGCTTGAACCATTGGGCAATCTACGCTGCGTCGAATGATGGGAAACTCAGCATTACCAGTCTTACGCAAATCGTTCAAAGCACGCTTAGCTTTCTTGTCAGTCATTCCGTTGAATTGACCCTTCAAAAGCTCAACCAATTGGTCGTCGGACTTTTTCTCCAAGATGGCTTTAACCAAATCGGGACTAACCTGCTGGAGCTGATCTAGTGTTAGCTTCTGTTTAAAGATGCGATCTTCCTTTTGCCAGCCCACATAGGTAATCATGATGCCACGCTCAAGAAGGTAGTTGGCCCCAAGTTCCATCTGCCGTTTGAACTGAGGAATGTAACTAGCCACCATCCACTTTAGGAAGGCGCTCGTAACGCGGGCGCGGCCAATGTCGCCAGACTCAACCGGATAGGCGCGAATGTTGGCGCGGTTGAGCGAAGACATGAACATCGCCACATAGCGATTGATGCGCTCGTTAATAACATGAGCCTCCTGATCGGATGCTCCCTTCCACGGAAAGGCATCGCTTCCGCCCTTACGTAAATCCTCAGACTTGCCTGCCCACAAGTTGCGCCGATTATCATAGGCGTCAGCACACTGGTCAAAATAGAAATTGAGGTCAGTGGTAGTGCGTTCATACGCATTACGGATAGCCATAACATTTGGCTTATCCTGAACGTAAATAAGTGCTTCTTGATTATCGTTTTCCATTTAGGTTTTGTCCAATAGCGCGAATGATGCGGTAGGCTGCACCCTTATCAATTGCTACTTTGTCCGCTAGGACAGCAGCTTCAATTGGTTGGTATTCAGCGTGAAGTGTTCGTTGCAAAATTTCAAAACCCAACAGACGATCAATCTGTTCGTCCTGCCACTTACGGTCCAATGTAATATCAATCTCCAAGCATTTCATGGCGATAGGTAGTTCCACCGGATGAGTCTGTAATTGCGTCAACATTTATTCGTTTGCCCAACAGCTTACCACGGAGTTTGCGAGGGATTGCAACAGGCACCTTGCCTTCATGCCCCTCTAGCTTTGCGTAAACCCATCGTGGGTTGCGGGCTTCCATCAACACTGTTGCCCTAATTTTGTTTGGAACAGCAAGCGGAGCTTCAAGCGATAGCTCAATTAACTCTACAGCTTCTTCGGTGAGGTAGGTGTTCTTTCCATAGCCGGAGTAGTGCAGCCCCTCCTTTAGCTTTGCCGCTTTAATTTTAAGCAGCTCGTTAACTGTCTTGCCCAGCCTGTCGGCCAGCGTGATGATTTTTACTTTAGCCATTAGTATCCGCTCCTTCGTTTTGGTTGTTGTATTGTCTTATCCATCCAGCGTATGCCGTCAATGCACGCATAGCGGATTACGTCTATCGGGTCTTTCCATGCTTCATCTGTCCCGCCGTCTCCCGTGTATTCCTGAAGGGCAGTGATGATGTTCTGGCAATTCTCTGAGACATAGAATCGTGGGCGATTCAAGCTATCCATCTTCGCCTTACGATTGTAGGCCATCTTGCTTTGGATGGCTTGGATGCCGTCTTCAATGTCCAAACCGGGAGCGGGATTGAATGTAAGCCCGTTGTCAGCCAAGTCTTCGATGATCGAACTCGCTCCGTTCTGCGATTGATACTTGGCTGCGCCAAGGCGCGGGTCAATGAGCCTGTCCAGTATCTCCTCCTTGTCGTCCGACTCAGACCGGATGATTAGGTCAACGTAGTTCTTAATGCCGTAGCCAAGCCCCTTGCTGCCGTCTCCACCTATCCATCGTCCTCCATGCCACTTGGCCCAATCTCCTACGTTCACATCCGGCCACTCACGATAGACGTAGTAGGTTTCGCTTTCATCTACGGCTATCCAGCACATGAACCAGTTCTTGCGCCCAGCCGGGTCTAAGATCATGTAGCGTGTTACGTTATCACGCGGTATCTTGTCATGTGGTATGACGTTAACCTCCCGCGAGAACATAGGGAACCTAGTGGACGCACTCTTGGTTGGAACCCCGTAAGCTCGCGTTAGGATTTCTTCCTCGCCCCTGCCCTGTAAATCCTGAGCAATACGATCATAACCGCCAAACGGATTGTCTTTTGAATGGAAATAAATGATTGCGCTGTTTCCATTTGCAGCGTGCTGAATAAACGGAACCGGTCTGTCATTGAGGAGTTCCGCCGTTTTGGTTTCAACAGTTCTTGCTTTCTCAAGGTAGTCTCGCACCACTTCCGTGTAACCGTCAATCGGAGTGAACGTAACAATGATTTTGGCGTTACGGGTAGCCAATCTAAAGCGCAGAGTGCGTAGTAGCTCAGGCCCAATAAGATATTCATCACACCACGCCCCAAGGTTGAGCCATACCGGTTCACGGCTGCCCAGCTCCGCTCCTTCCAGAATAGTATCGTTGTTAAGAAACTGAGCATAGGTCTTGAAGATGATGTGGCTCTTCGTGACCGGGAGGATGAGGCTGCTTTTCGAGAAGCCGTTCTTCCGCGTGTAGCTAATGTTCTCTTCAGCACTAAGTGTTTTCTTCCTAAGTTCTTCTGGGAGTGCATCATATATTGCGCTTTGTTGTTGTCTAATGGAAACGTCTGCGTTCTGGGCGAAGCACATGATGACGCTGCCGGGGTTGTCCATTGCTGCTTTCACCACAGCCGTTGCCGCCCAAGTGGTCTTGGACGATCTATTGCCGCCGCTCACAAGTATTTCATTGAAAGACTCTAACAACTCCTCTGCCTTCTTCCAGTGAGGTAGTTTAAACCCATATCTGTAAGGGTCTCGTATGCTGTTCTCTATTGCCTGATGGTAGATGTCGTAGAGATTAGCCAGAACTTCCGGCTGCATTTGCGCCATTTCCTCATTGGTTGGTGGCGTGAGAATGGCGTGTTTCCTCCAAATCATATGCTAATAGCCTCCTTCTGTAACGCGGCCCTAGCATCAGCTATAGCCTTCATAGCATCCTCCAAGCTAGGCTTCCCGGCCTTATGTTCCACCACCACCTTGTTCTCACCTAGAGCCTGCATACCCTTATCTACGGCTATCCCGTAGGAAAGCACCAAGTCCCGAATGTTCACCTTAGCCAAAGCATCAGGGTTGTTAGCCAGCATTTCTAGCTTCTGTTTAGCCAACAACCTCAGCCCCTCTGCCATCTCAAACCCATCAGCCGCCAACTGCTTCCGTCTAACCTCAATGGCCACCTCATGCCGCGCCTTCACCTTACTAATCTGATTAAACGAGAAGCCCGTAGCCTCAGCTATCTCCTCCCACGTATTCCCTTCCGCTAGTTGCTCCAAACACAGCATAGCCTTCGTAGGCTCCCGCGCCTCTAGGGTGCGACAATCGCTATCCACTAGGGAGGACAATAGAACGGGGCTGATGTTCTCTAGGCTCATACTTTAGACAAATAGATCATAATCGACTTATACTTGAAACAATCCAGACATAGAATGCCAAACAAAAAACAATAAAGAAAAGTCTTTAAGCATTATCCTTCGCTTGCGTATGGATTGTACTGAGCCCTCAAAATTTCTGTCAAGACATTTGTTCAACTATGTTTCCCCGTCTTCTTCAACTATGTTTTCCCGTCTCTCCTTTTAGGAAGGACCATTTACAAGATTTTTTTATGGGGGCGTTCTGACCCTGTTAAAAAAACACCCACCGAAGTATGCCGCCGATCTCATAGGAAATCGACACACCTCCAAGGAAGCGCGAGAGGCACGGTGGGTCTACTGCCATCACACAATACACCAAGGGAGCATTGGTCAAGCTCCTGCTACCCGCTCTCCTTCTGGAGTCCATTTACAACTTTTTTTAAAGAAGGCATTCTGACCAATTACAATAACCCCCCCCCCCCCCCCCCCCGCCCCCCCCCCCCCCCCCGCCTATTGAGACTGAGTCGCAACGTATGGGACAAGGGATGTCTCAGGTATCCGGAGGCAAGCCGCGCAAGGGATGGGTGGGACACCGGATGTCTTAGGTATCCACCCGAAACCATAGGTGGGACAGCCTATGTCTCAGCCGAATAGCCTATTGAGACTGAATCTCGGCGACCTGGTAGCAGGGTATGGCACGCGTGAAGGGGTTTGCGTATAGGGGAGGTGATGCATTCTGTGAGGCATTCCACGGCATTCCACCGGGGCATCCTATAGCTTGCAAGCAAGGGCAAGAGGGCAGGCTATCGGCTGCGCTTGGCTCTCTTGCTTTGAATGGGCTCTCTGCTCTCTGTTTGCTCTGTTCTTACGGTGTGAGGCATTAGAGGCCGCAAATCCGGTGGAAA